AAAGACGGAGGCGGCGTTGCGTTCCGTGTATCCCTATAAGCCGTTCCTTACGCGAACGTATCTCACGGCGTCGTGCATGGGGATGGTCAACGATGGCGAATTCTTTTTCGATGAGTCATATCCCGTAAAGGAGGATTACGAGATATGTTTAAGACATATGCAGAAATACGGCGGGATATACGGCATCCGCTATATGCATTGGCAGAATGAGCATTGGACGACGGACGGCGGGTGCAAAGACTATCGGACAATCGAGATGGAACGCGAAGCAATTAAACGTCTTATTAAGCAGTACCCGGGCATGATTCGGAAGGCAAAGCGTAAGGCCAATACATTCACTATCGAACTCAACGTATAACAAGTGGTGCTATATGTCGGACGGGAATAGACACAAAAAAAAGGCGATGATTACCGCGCTCGAAAAGTCGTTGGGCGTTGTGACGACGGCGTGTAAGATGGCGGGAGTCTCGCGCGCGACGCATTACGTGTGGATGGAGAAGGACGCGACGTATAGGGAAGAGGTCGAGAGTATCGCGGATATGGCGTTGGATTTCGCGGAGTCGAAGTTGCATTCGCAAATCGCGGACAACAATACGGCGGCGACCATCTTCTATCTCAAGACCAAGGGGAAGTCGCGCGGGTACATTGAGCGATTCGATGTGACAAGCAATGAGCAGACCATCGGAACGCAGACCATCGTGATTGGCGGCAAGGAGATTAAGTTCTGACACGTTTCTTCGAAGAGACTCCGGCACAGCGTCAGTTTGCGGAAGCGACCTTCTCCGGTCGCTTTCGTTATTTGCTATACGGCGGCGGAATCCGTAGCGGCAAAACGTCGTTGGCTCTTATCATCGTGCAGGCGTTGGCGCGTATCTATCCTCGCTCGCGTTGGGCGATTGTGCGTAAGGATATACCAAGTATTCGGCGCAACGTATTGCCTGCGATTAGTAAGTTCAGGGTGCCAGGGTTTACGGGCGATATCAACTTCGCGTCGTGGACAATGGCGTGTGCAAATGGGTCGGAGATTCTATTCGTCAACGAGAACATCACGGCGGACCCCGACCTTGATGCGTGGAAGGGATTGGAAGTCAACGGATTCGTACTCGAAGAGGCGAACGAATTATCACAGGCGGCGTGGTATAAAGCGGTCGAGCGCGCGGGGTCGTGGGTTGTTCCGAATGGGGAGCAACCATCGCCGTTGATTTTGCTCACGTGCAATCCTGGCTTGGGTTGGGTCAAGGAAACGTTCTATGACCCATACAAGGCGGGAACGTTGCGCGAGCCGTATTACTTCCAACCCGCGACAGTTGCGGATAACCCGCACATCTCAAGCGAATACCGCGAGGCGTTGAAGAACCTACCAGAGCGCGAGTATCGGCGGTTTGTGTTGGGTGATTGGGATTCGTTGTCGGCGGCACCTGGGGCGTTGTGGACGCCGGAACTCATCATCGAAAATCGCGTGACGGAAGCGCCGACGGAGTATAAGCGCGTCGTCGTGGCGATTGACCCTGCGGCGACGTCGGGACCAGATAGTGACGAGACGGGCATCGTTGTATTCGGTCAAGGGAAAAACGGACACGGATACGTTCTACACGACGCGAGCGGAAAGTATAAGCCACACGAATGGGCGAACAAAGCCATCGCGTTGTATAGGCAATACAATGCGGACCGCATCATCGGTGAGACGAACAACGGCGGTGATATGGTTGAGGCGACGTTGCGCGCGATTGATTACGGAATACCATATCGGTCGGTTCATGCGTCGCGCGGTAAGGCGAAGCGCGCGGAACCTGTGGCGGCGTTGTATGAGCGAGGGCTTATACATCACGTGGGAACGTTTGCGAAGTTGGAGCAACAGATGACGTCGTGGACGCCCGACGAGACATCGTTCAGTCCCGACCGCATGGACGCGATGGTGTGGGCGGTGTCGTGGACAATGCTTCGTGGTGGCGGAGGGTTTGTCGTGTAAGAAGTTAGGGGGGTTGCGCTATTGAGAGTTTTTACATATGGTGCATATAGAGTACCAGTAAACTCTCTTCGCCGAGTGCGTATTGTCGACAGATAATCGTCGTTCTATTTTCTCGCGCGTCGCTCATGCGCTTCGCACGTTTAATGCGTCAGAGATTTCGGCGCGTAGTGTGATACCGACGACGTTGCCGGGAACTGGTGTTGCTGGTTTGCAGATGGTTCGTTCGGCGAACCCGCAGGAGTATAAGCCGCTCGGCGCAAATGTTCGCGCGCGCGGATTCAATGAACACCCCGTCGTTCATGCATGTATCCGCGCGGTGGCGGATATTGTCGCGTCGGTGCCTCTTGTCGTATTGAAGGAGCGGGGCAATCGCGAGTCGGCGGTAGGCGACAACCACCCGTTGCAAAAGTTGCTCAACCAACCAACGGGGAAGATGACGGCGCGCCAGTTGCGCGCGCGATTCGCGGTTGATTTTCTGGGATACGGCAATTCGTTGTTTCATCTTGAGCGCGCGGGTGCGACGGGAACGGGACGTATCATTGGCATCCGGTCTATTAACCCCGAAGCGTTGCAGTCGGTGTGGGTTGATGTGGATGGTGACCCCGCGCGATATGATTACAGCGATTGGTCGGGCATCATTCGCAATGCACCCGTTGAGGATGTGTTGCATTTCCGCGACCTCGATATGCCGCGCCCGTATTTCCCCGATGTGTTCGGGTATCCGCGCGGCGCGACGGCGATTCAATCCATCGTCGCGGATAATGAGGCGACGAACTATGTGCGTCAGGTCGTGTCGAATGACGGGACGCCGACGTTCGCGGTAATTCTGTCAGACGAGGCGACGTCGGACGATGCGCTCTCAATGCAACAGCGGTATACGGCGCGCACGGTGGAGCGTGGGAAGCGTGGCGCGCCTGCGTTCTTTGGAGCGGTAAAAGATATTAAGCCGTTGGGATTCACGCTCAACGATTTGGAATTCCCCGACCTTCGGCGCGTGTCGCGTGAGGATATCTGCGCGGCGTTTGGCGTGGACCCGCGCATGATTGGTATCGGGTCGGCGTCGAACGATGCGGGACTCTCTGGGGTTCAATACATCGAAGCGCGCGCGCGGTTGGTTCAGCATACGATTGAACCAATGCTCATCGTCTTTGAAGATGAGATTAATAATTGGCTCGCGCCAGAGTTTGGCGATGTATACGTCGCGTACGATTCCAACGTGTTGCGCGATTTAGTGGAGAATGACGAGGCGACGTCGACTCGTATTCGCGCGGAGTTCGCGGCGTCGTTGCGTACGTTTGAAGAGTCACGGCGCGCGTTGAAGTTGTCGCCTGTGCCGGAGCCCGTCGAGTCGTTGCTCATTACTCCGGCGACGACGTTGATGCCGTCGGCGTTGGCAATTACTCCGGCGTTGTCGGCGGAAGAGGAAGTCGCGCTTGATGCGGCTCCGATGCCGAGCGCAAATGCAGATGCGATGGTGCCGCCGTCGGGTGAAATGCAGACGACGGAGGCAACGGTACTCAATGGGGCGCAGATTGCGAGCGCGAAGGACATCGTATTGGCGGTAGCGGCGGGACAAATGCCGCGCGATGCTGGCGTCGCAATGCTCAAGGTTTTCTTCAACCTATCCGCGGATGTGGCGGAAGCGTTGATGGGGTCAGCGGGTACGGGTGCGGCGACGACGCCAAACGTGGTGTCCACGGATGGAAGCGTGACACCTGTGGCAAGTGCGCCCGTTGCGGCTCCTGTCGTCGAGGAAGAGGACGACGAGGAAGAGGACGACGACAAAGAAGAGATGGAGGAAGAGTCGGAAGTCGAAGGCGTTGGAATGCGCGCGGAAGGTAAGACCAACTTCCCGAACGACGGCGACGACAAGAAAGTCTCACTCCGCAATTCGCAATGGTCGTTGTTCCCCGTTGGTGAAGCGGAAGACCTCAAGGAAAATTGGCCCGAGATTTGGTCAAAGGGCGGCAACGTCAAGGGCAACGAGCAGTTTGCAAAGCTCGCGCCCATTGCGAAGCGTGGCGGCGTTCCCGATGGCGAGGCGGAAGAGAATGCCATCCGGTTGCGTGAGGCGTGGGTCGCGCGTCATGAGGGCGACTTC